TCATCGTTAGGGCCACGAGGGTCAAAGCGAACAACCTCATCCGAGGCTGTAAAGATTCGCACCAAAGGCGGCAAAGCGCCATCAATGGCTTCTGCTACTTCACCTGTAACGATGCTGGACTTTCCTTCAATCTCGTTACCGTAAGGATTACGAAGGTATGCCTGCAACGCCTCTTGGCGCTGCTGGGTTGTTTCTGTTTCTAAGAATCCGAGGCTACCGTCAATCTCGGCTTGGATTATCGACTTGAGTTTGTCTTGGCTCATCATTTACCTTTGCTGGCCTGCCCAACTTAGGGCGTTGCTCCGATTGTAACGACTTTACAAGATTTTCAAGCTCTGTAACACGGTTTTGTAAAAGTGCAAAAGCACGAGCATCAATCAGGTTTCCCTGTTTCATCATAAAGCATCAGACTACCCATTTCGCTGGTTGGTTAATAGATTTGCCCCATAGATTAGACCTAACCTGTGACTTTTGCACAGCGAATCGGCGCATCATATAGGCGTAACGTGTGGCATCAAGCAAGTCTTCCTTCAACTTGTGAATCTTGCCATTCTCATCTCGATGGTACTGAGTGAATTCCTCAAACCAGTCTCTAAGGCCAGAAAACACCTTAAAACGACCAGTTACCATCAAATCTCGAATCTCCATCAAGCCAACTTCAACACCGTTGCCACCATCAGGCCAAGTAGCGTGATCGTGCAACATATTGAAACCAGCTTCGATGTAATACTCTTTTAGCTGTTTGCTACTTCCCTTTTCGGTCTGCAATCCGTCTTGAGGCCATGCCGTTGGTACATTTTCAGACCAATTCTTTGTAGCGCCCCAAGCCTGGGCAGGCGACATATTGCGAGCCTTCCATGCCTTTGAGACATAGAAAGTATCTGAATCTTTATCCCAAAGCAATTGAACTTGAGCTTGTGGGTGGTCATAACCGAAGTCACATCCATCAATGACAAAGAAGTGATCTGGCGCTTCAAACGGCTCACACGACACCAACTCCTCAGAAAAGTCATAGATTCGACCATGACCAAGCATAGGAACGCCGCGAGTACGCATCTCACGTTGGTGAACAGGAAAAGATGAAAGCAGTTCAGTTTTAACCTTTTCGCTCAAGTGAGGCGCGTCATCCCAACCCTTCTGCATACAGAATTGGGCAGGAGATGGAGAATCCAAGAACTGAATGACAAGCTCTGTCCTGCCGTTTTCAGGCGTAAACGTGAGAATCCCACGACCACCTTTGTTATGGTCGCCAGTGGCTGTACGAACAAGAACCTGCGGAAAGATTGCCCTATCCCTTGGTTCTTCGTCAATATGGAACCAATCAACAGCGTCACCCATCAAGGCGTGTTGACCTTGTGAATAGCTCCAAAACTGAATGGTAGAAGTTCCGCCAGAAGCATGGCGAACAAACACAGACCGAAGCGCGTTTGTCGTTCCAGCCATTGATTCATGACCAACGATTCGATCGGCAGGCACAAGGCCGCCCATAAACTTGTCACCCTGCTTCTTACCAACAATGGCAGCTTGAAGCAAGTCGCGTGTCTTTTCGCCTGAGTAGCCAAGACACCAAATCAATGGTGGATGCTCAAACTTGTGTCCATTCCATTCTTCAGGGTAATCACCTAAAGCATGAATTGCGTCAATGTATGTGCCTAGATGCGTCTTACCAATACGGTTAGCAGCAATAAGGCAGCATTGCGTGTAGTCGTGAGTAGCACCGATGAACTCTTGTTGCCAGCCGTACAGACTGCCAAAAATGTATTTATATCGGTATTCGTATTGCCTGCGCTGCTTTTCCTCAAGCAGCATCAGAAGTTCTAACTTCTCAACCATTTAAGGCAGACATTGCAGCCTTGATCTTGGCATCCAACTCATCTTCAGACAAGTTAGACACTTCAAGAGCGCCACCATCTTTACCAGTCAATTCTGTTCGAGCCAACTTAGGAATGTGATATTCAATCGCTCTGAGATATAGGTCAGCAGCTTTTGCAGGGTCTGGTCGGTTTCCACCTACACCCATAGCAACGTCATCAAGCCACTCTTGCAGTTTATGGGCATTACCCTCTGCGAACACTGCGATCGCCTCTCTAACGGCGGCTGTGGCCTTATTAGGGCTACCTTTGGGGCGACCCATTCCACTATTTTCATTTTGTTTAGTCATTTGTTTACCAATTCCTTACGGCTCGTTGGTTTGTTGATATAACTTTAGTCTAACAGACTTTTCTTCTTCTTTGGTTCTTCGCTAAGAAGGTTAATGTTTACTGGCCTTCCTGAGCCTTCTGGAACTTGTCTTCCTGCATAGTCTCTAACAGCTCCGTACATTCCTAAAGCTGTTTCCATTGCACCAGCTTGGCTTTGTAGGTTGTTGAAGTCGTAAACATCACGGATATTTATGCCGTCTTTTCCGTTTGTGTATCGGAATTGACCAAGAGTCGTTTGCATTTGACCGTATGGGTCTAGAACACTTAGTAGACCAGGCGTCTTGTTAAAGACTCGCTGACCTTCTGGCAACTGTTCTGCATAACGCTTGTAGTCTTCGTAATTTATGCTTCCTGAAGGCGTTTCCGTCTTTTTTGCGTAATCTTCTTTATAGGCGATCAAGTCTTTAAGGAATTTACGTTGTTCAGGAGTTAAATCTTGCTCTGTGATTGATTTTTGGTTGCCGCTTACTGTTTCATCAAGAATACGGGCAGGAGTCATCATTCCTTGTGGCAACACATTGGAAAGCAAGCCGCCAGCCTTAACAGCAGCAGCCACTAATGGGTCGGTTACTCTCCAATCTGCCATTTACTTCATCCGTTTTTTCATCAGCTTTGCAGCTTCAGAGATAGAGATTGCCACTGCCTGCTTTGGGTTTGTGACGACTTTGCCGCCTTTACCTGAATGAAGCTCGCCTTTTTTGTACTCACCCATCACTTTTGCAAGTTTGGCGTGAGCAGCTTTATTGAGCTTAGTTCCCATCAGTCTTCCTCCTTCATTGGCTCGGCTTTTTCCCAAGCCTTGCAAGTACGCAAGTTGTGGCAGATGAATTCGAACTTGTGGCAGTAACCGCGACCACCACCGTCTTTGTCAAACTCATCTTGAGGCACAACTTCCATTGCTTCCAATGTTTCTGGCTGGTCATCAAAGTATTCGCAATTAGCGCAAAGGTTGCGTTTAGCTTGGTCAGGAGAGATGCGCCAGACGTTTGCTAGACCACGCCAGTAGTCGCTATTTGGCTGACCTGTCTTAACAGGGCCAAGCATTTGCGTTTCCACCAAAGTGTCGCGTGTCTTTTTGTTTGATTCTGCGGTCAAGCCTTCGATTACAGGCTTTTCTGCCTCGATTTCCTCGATTTCAATCTTGATCTCAGCAGCAGGTGCAAGTAATCCAGCCATTTTGAGCCTTTCAGTTAAAAGTTGTTGGTTCCCTTGCAAGGCTCGGGGGGTTGCTTGATACTAATCGCGTGTGCCTACTCACCCACTTAACAAGATCAACGATTTCTCAACCAACACGACTGAGGACTGGATGCTCTATCACCGAGAGATGTAGACCAGAGCATTAGGTCACTTTCGGCTTTTTCCAATCCTCATGCGTGTTAGTTGTTGGCGAACCAGTCGTCAATTGGTTTGGGGGGTGTTACGGATTACCCTTCTGTTTCCGACAGATGCTTGACTAGAACCACGACACCAACACGGCTGAGGACTGTTTAGGGTAGCAACTCCCATGATCTCATCGGGTTTAAGAACTTGTAGTTGGCTGGCTTGCAAGACACCAAACTATCAGAGGCTCATTGACCGATTTTATGACCCAATCCTCATGCGTCTTGGTTTTCTTAGATTTTACCAAAAAACTCAATTTGTCAACAGCTCTTTAGGCCACAAACCTTGCTCTTTTAGCCTGTTTACTGTCTTTTGGTGGGCTTCATTCCATAAATCTTGGCGCTGTTCTTTAGATAACTTAGAACCTTGATCTAGCATTGAATGGCATGAAAAGCAGAGACTAGCGCATTTGCTGTCATCTGCCTTTACTGCCATGCCCTTTCCAAAACCCCAGTTAGCATGAGCGCCGCAAACAGTTCCATCCTCTGCATAGCAGTTTTGGCATGGGATTACTCTGTACGCTTCCATCAGCTTCTTACTTCTGAAATACTGGTGTTTTGGTCTTGCAATCATTGAATCTTCTTTTTTCCAATTAGATTTATGCCTTCACGCTCTAGCCATAAAGCAAAGTTTGCATCAATTTGGCTTTGCTTTGCCCTTTCTGTCCGTTTTTTCACAGTTCGCTTAACAACGGGCTTAACAACGGGCCATGGCGCATTTGGGGCTAGTACGGTTTTCATGCTTCACCTCTTGCAAACTCGCCATGAATGTTTTTTCTAGCATCTATTGCAACTTTTGCGGCATCTTCTTTAGTTGCATAAGAGCCAAGATGAACACTTTTTCTGTTCATACAAATAGAAGCAACCCATTTTTTTGACTGTTTATGCCAATGAACACCTTTGAAACCGCTCTTAGACGTTGCTTTTCTGTTTTGATTGTTTTGACTTGACGTTGCTTGTCGTAAATTTTGTATGTTGTTATCACATCGAACGCCATTTATATGGTCAACTTGTTCTGGCATAAAACCGTGATGCCACAAAAAAATTAAACGATGAACTCGATGAATCTTTGACTTAACGCTTGCAACCAAATAGCCATTGCTATTCAATGAGCCAACAACATCGCCAATTTCTCTAAACTTGCTTTTAGTTTTTGCAATCAATTGCCCATTCTTGTAGTCAAACATAACTTTTAATTCATCTTGCGTAATCATTTTTGATCTCCTGATCTTGCTCGGATTTCGTCAGCCATAGCTTTCCCAGCAAACGGGTCTTGATACGCCTCACATACATTTGCACACGCCTCACGCTCATCCTTAACAGCAAGATCAACAAAATGAGGTGGAACCCATGTGTAAATGATTTCCTCGCGCAATTCTCTTCTTGTTTTGTCTTCCACCAGTTTGACAAGGCGTTTAAGTTCGGATGCGTCTACAAAGCCACCATTGTGCTTATCTAAACGCATACCAGCCTGTCTAGCCATCTCAATGATTTCATCTTGTGTCATAACAATGCCTTCCTTAGTTGTTTAATGAATGACGTTTTACCTGGAATTGCTGGCATAACATACGCAGGCAATAAAGTCATCCTTGGCGTGTTCAACATTACATGTTCCTTGATGCATAACTCTGCGTATTCGTGCATTTGCTGCGCTGAATATTTCGCTTCAAGGATATTGCACTTGCGGGGCAAACGTGGGAATTTCATACGTTACCCCTTGCTTTGATTACTTTCTTAAACGTGTGAACAAACTGATGGCTATGCTCTGAAGGTTCACAAAGCTTCAAAATTTCATCACGTTCTTTGGCCGCTACCAGATTGGCAAAGTCTACCAATGATGCAATCTCTGTCCCTTCATCGTCAATCCAAATGGTTTGGCACAGTTCAGCATCGTTTGCCATCTTAATAATTTCATTTTTGTTCATGCTGTCTCCAATGGTTCAATGCGGCGCATCTTCTTGTGAACGTACTCTTTTGCAATATCGCTCAAAGCCTGTTCCATTGTCCTAACTGGACAGTTTCTTAGCTGTTCATCATGCAATTCAAGCACTTGCTGAACAAGTTTCAGTTCTTCACCAGTAAAAATAAAGTTCTTTCCGCTAATCCCACGTTGCGCCATTGCAAACACTGCGTCTTGAGCTTGTCCAATCTCAGGCAACCAATCACGGCCTAGTTGAAGTTTTGCCAGTGCTTCACACATATTGACCATTTGGATGAGTAGATCAACGTGACCCTTATCACCTCGACCAGCACGAATCTCGTCAAATGCAGCATGGTTTCTGAGCATTAGCTTTGTTCCAGCATCAGGAATGTCGGCCACATTTTTGAAGCCAGACAGAACCCATGACATCGCATCTAAGCGAACACCTTTGGGCTTGTATTTTTTTCTAGTCTTGCTCATTTTTTACCCCTTGATTTCCAATATGCATCTGTATTTCCTAACTTTTGCCAAAGTGCATCTGCTTCCCACATCGCATCTGCCCAATAAAACAAATACAACCAAAGCTGCAAATCGCAGTCAGCTCCTTTGCTGCACAGTTTGTGAAACTCTTGAGCGTTTAACAAATGAGAAATTTGATACTGACGCAAGTTGTAATATGCGCGTAGTTCTTGAAGCGTCATGGCGTATCTTTCAGTTCAATTCCATTGTCAGCGCACCAGGCAAGCAAAAACTCAACAAATTCGCTTGCCTGTTCTTTGCTGAATTTACGGGTTTGAAAGCCAAGTTGAATGATTCCAGTTCCATCAAGATTTGGAATGATTGGAGAGTTCATAAACCCTGTTTCACGCAAGTATTTGTCCACCATCAATCGTTTCCAGCTTTCAGCATCCCACTTGTGACCCATGTGCTGCGCTTGCTTAGCAATATCGCCAATGATTGCGTGATACTTTTCCTCTTGCTCACGGCTTTTGCTTGCGTCTTTTACTTCTATTGTTAGCTTACGACCAGCAGTCAATGCAGATTTGACTTTAGGCCAAAGGCTTTGCATCAGCACAGTAGCTTGCTGTTGGTCAATCAGGTTGTATTTCATTTAAGCTCATCAGCAACAAGCGTTGAATATCCCGCTACGTCATGCCAGTGGTCATGTGTATTAGGGTTGCCGTTCAAGATACGAGCGATCTTGTGTGCAATCATCTCAAGGGCTTCAACCTGATCTGGAGATAGCTCAAGCAATCCATGCTCACGCATTACAGCCTTTAGCTCTTGGCTAATCTGTGCATGAGTCTTGAACTCTCCATGCGTCTTTTGTCGTTGTTTAAGTGTTTTTTCAATGCTCATTTGATTGCTCCAATTAGTCTTAATGCGTCATCTGGACTCTCTACCCTGTAAAGGTTTCCACCTGTCCAGTCGTTGAAGAAGTCCGTCTGTAATTTTGTCAGCTTTTTCTTTGAATTTGTCTTTACCTCAAAAAGAAAAATCTTTCCGTTGTACCCGCACAACAAATCAACAGGTAGGCCAATAATCCAAACAAAAGCACCTGCGGCCCTAAGTGCAGACACTATTTGCGTTTGCGTGGCGTCAACCCTTGCGGCTCGTCTCATTTTTCAATTCCTCAATTCGTTGTTTTACTTGCTGCCCAATACCTGACCACAGTTGAGAGCTGCATGATTCCAGTTCTGTAACTCTCAGCCTTGCTTGTCCGATACTCCCCTGATTCAAAGCCATCTGTGCATAGTGTTCGATTAGCTTGGCTCTTACATCCAAAAACATCTAGATCACCTGTTTTAAGTAATGCTTCATTGATTCTGCTTAGTGGCACAAATGCGCCGTATTTGACACGGTCTAGCAGGTTTAAGGCTTGTTGCTTGTTCATTGAACTCTGCCTTTCAGCAATTCAGCAATCTTTGCCTGTACGTCAGCATTTGGCTTTGCAGCGCGTTTGCTGTCTTCCTCAATCTTCCGCAACGCAGCGTCTTGGTTTGGCGGTGGTGGCGTTGTAATGTGAGCCACATCGTATTTGTTAGCAAACTGTTGTTTAGGCGCAACCCAATCAGCTTCAAAACTTACCCAATTTTTCAGACAGCAATGGCTAATTGCTTGTTCAAGACCCCAACCCGCCTTTTCAACTTGGTTGGTAAATCTAGTCCATGCTGTTTCTGTCAAAGACTTAGCGCCTTTTCCTTTGCGAACTATCAACCAATCATTCCAAACTTGTTGATTAACAGAATCAGGACAAGCAACGTTAGTTGCGCTTTTCTTCTTTGTCTCTTTCTTTGTCTCTGTCTCTCTCTCTGGGATAGCAGTTTGCAAGCAGTCTGCTAGCACTTCGCTATCAGATACAAAAAATCCTTTATCAATCAATGGTTTGATGCCATCGTTGTATTCTTTTTCTGTGATGTGCAATCGAAACACAAGCTCATCTAATGAGCCATCAAATGAACCATCTTTTGATTCACTTGCTAGCAACCAGAGCATTGGCGCAAGCGCCTTGCTAGCAATAGGCAAGCGCATGAAATCACGATTATTTAACAAATCCCTGTGGAGTTTTATCCAAGGTGGGCAGCGATCTTTATAGTGCTGAAAGTGCGCCCAATTTTTAGGCTGTAGAAGCATTTAAACCTCACGTTATCGGTTGTCGTTACTGAAAGAAACATTGGCAGGGCGGTAACGAATCGCCTTTTCCCCCGCTAAAGGTAGCCATGTTTCAGAAAATCATATCACACTTGTTTTTCGTTTTTCCAACGATTTGTTTTTTCTTTTGTTACAGCATCATAAGGATTCCATCCATTTCTTACTCTTGCTTTTGCTCTGTTGTAATTTGTTCCTAAAGTCATACAAGCCTCTCTCATTGACATTTCAATGCCATTGATAAAAAGAACAATAGTTGAACTTCTGTTTAACGTTTGATCTCTGTTAGATGCCCATTTGCAATTTTCAGGAGCATAAGGCTTTGAGTTGTCTATTCGTTCAAGTGAAGTGTTTGGTGGTCTTTCACCAATGTCTGACAAAAACATTTCAAAAGATTTCCAGCGATCAACTGGAGTTCTTGTCTTGTAATACTCATAACTTTTATGTGACTTGTCTGTGCAACGTTGCCACATTGATCGCCATGATATGTAAGTTCGTGTTTTTGTAAGACCATGAGTTTTGTTGGATTCTTTTACACGCTCAACCATAAAACATCCACAACTTTTTGTTGTTTCTTTTATGATTCTGTTTGAGCCAATGTAATGATCTAGCGTTTTTCCGCAATCACATCGACACAGCCAAAAAGAGCCAGGTTTACTTTCTCTTTTAAATGGCCCATCAATTACTGTTAATTTGCCACTTTTTATGCCAATAAGATTTTGGAAAACGCCACGCATTACTTGTCCTTATAAAAAATTCCATCCTCTCGCATTGTACCCGATCTATCTTTTATCTGCTCATAAGCAGCTTCCAAGCAATCGGTTAGGTTTACATCAAGCAAGGCACATACGTTGATTAAACAAACCACTGTGTCGCCAATGGCATCAATAGCTTCAATCTTGTTGTTATCACGCAACGCATCAACCAATTCGTTGATTTCCTCAACAGCTTTGATTGACTGTGCAAATGGTGTGCTGTTTGGAATGATCTTGCGAGCTTCAGACCATTGCACAATTTTCATTTCTAGTTCTGCGTAAGACGACATTTGTTTTCCTTAGAAGCAGCTAGTTGTGCAAGATTGACCATTACCAATGCAAGAAGTTGTGCATACAACTGTCTTGTTTCCCACGTTGTAGGTGTTTGTGTAGAACTGAGCATTAGCGCTGATTGCCAGCGTTGCCAAAATGATTGCGATTACTTTTTTCATGTTAAACCTTTCAAAGTTTGTTAGGGATGCGAGGGAAATACAGCTTATCCATGTGCAAAGACGGATATTTTAGAAAGTCGTAAGCACCTGGTCGCTGACAAGTCTGCGTCAACTCACGACCTTCATAAGTGCCTTCTGATGTGCCAGCCACAATTTTTCGTGTTGCCGCAACTGTTGGCTTCTCTGCCATTGCTTTACGGCCATGCTCAGTGATATGCCACCAATCATCGCCACGCTCTGGGATGCAGACTACAAAGCCAGATTGAGCCATTTCTTCAAGGTATCGCTGATAGTGAAACCCAAGGTGGCTATTAACCGAGTCTCCATGTGTAAATGTCTTTGTGTGTGTTGGGCTGTGCATCAATCGCTTGAGCAAGTCTCTGTGTGCAGGTCGTAGTTTCATAGTGTTCCAATGTTTAAAGTTTTACCGCCGATTACAAGATTCGTTTCTACCCAGTGACGATCACATTTTTTTAGATGTTTCATTTGCATCTCGTATGAAAGTGTGCAGTCTTCACAAGGGCTGATTTTTTCTTTTGCTACTTTTGCCAACGATACCCATTCGCGAAAAATGGTAAAGGTTGGAAAGCACTTAGGGTGTGATGTGTTCATGCAGCTATTGTTAGTTCAAAACATCAGCTTTTAAAAACTATTTTTTTGTTCGTTGTATTTTTGCAACTTGTGATAAATGTGCTGTTTTTTGATTATGATGAACTCATGCCGCAATCAAGCGGTCTTTTAAAGGAGTTGAGATGGAACTAGATACACGCATTGAAACAACACGCAAGCGCCGACACCTAAATGTTGACGCACACGGTGATGAAGTTTGGTTGTCTGTGGTTGTAGAAGCCGCCAGATGCCATGTAACGCTTACAAAAGAACAAGCCAAAGATTTGATTGCCGCCTTGATTCGCATTGTTGACGCAGAGGTGAAGCCATGAACAAGCCACAAAACTGCGGAACGTCACATTGCTCTTGCATTGAATGCGTGATGGAAGATGAAATAGAAGAAGACGAAGACGAAATTTGCTCATGGTGCAGCGGGTCAGGCGAAGGAATGTATGACGGTGCAACTTGCAGTAAATGCAAAGGCACTGGCGTTGAACCAGTAGAAAAAGATGATGATGATTGCTATGACATTGACTAATTGGCCATTTCCACCAGCAACAGGCGCAAAGCCTTGGACTGCTAAACAAATCAAAGCGTACAACCAAGCGCAACGCGCACAACTGCCAGAGGCTCCGTTATGAGTAATTTATGGATTAACTGGCGCTTCGGTGCGTGGCATTTACAAATTGGTCCTGACCGTCCACGTTTTCGATTCGTGCGAAACGAGTATTGGTCAGAAAACAAACCGCCATGCTGGTTTGAACGCTATTGAAAGGCAAGTATGAGTAAAGAAGCAATGAATCTTGCGCTTGAGGCGTTGAAGTTTGGTCGCTTTAATCAAAACATTACAAATGTGCGTGAAAAAGCAATCAAAGCCCTAGAAGAAGCATTAGCCAAGCAAGAGCAGGGTGAGCCTGTGGCGTTTGAAGAATGGCTGTCAAAACAACATGGTGACCCAGAGGAAATTGGGTTTCTTCAAGCATTACGCATTGCCTACATTTCAGGGCAAGACAGCATCACCACACCACAACAACGCACAGCGGAGCGTAAGCCGCTGACGGATGAGTGCTGCACATGGAAGAACTACGATGACTTTAATATGCCTGACACATGGGAAGCAGATTGCGGGGCAATGTGGACATTCACCGAAGGTGGCCCAAAAGACAACGACATGAAGTTTTGTCCCAACTGTGGCAAACCAACAATCGAATCCGCCCACGGCATTAAGGAGTGAGACATGATTAAAGAAGCAATGAAGCGGATTGCTAGTGAGTTGCGATACTACAACCCATTGGCTGACAAGTACAAAGGGGAGTTCATTCACAAAGTTTGGGCCGCTGAGATTGAAGAAGCACTAGCCAAGCAAGAGCAGTGTGAGCCTGTAATGCGAGTAAGAATTGAAAAGGCCAAATCTGGTGGGTTAATTGGTCATGTTTGGTGGATTGATGATTCTTTGGTGGAAGGTATGCACGACCTCTACACCACACCACAACAACGCAAACCGCTGACGGATGAGCAGATTGCAGACATTGTGATTGAGATGAACGGTAACGAACCGCCAGCATTGTTTTGGAAAGATTTGACCAGAGCAATCGAAGCCGCCCACGGCATTAAGGAAACACCATGAGTAAAGAAGCAATGAAGCTGGCGCTTGAGGCGTTGCGTATGCCTTGTAATTTTTGGAATAAAGTCCAATTTATTCGGGTAACTGAAGCCATCAAAGCCCTAGAAGAAGCACTAGCCAAGCAAGAGCAGCGCAGCGTTAGCGAGCATACGGGTGAGCCTGTTGGAGAAATGGTTGCTTGGCCTAATGATTTTGAAAGGGTTGGTGTTGATTGGATTAGCTATGTTCCTGACGTTGGCACAAAGCTCTACACCACACCACAACAACGCACATGGGTTGGTCTGAACTGGGGCGATTTGCCTGAAGAATGGGTTGGAAATCTTTTTTTTAAGCAAGGTGCTAGATGGGCAGAAGCCAAACTAAAGGAGAAGAACGGTGCGTAAGCCCATAGGCATCACAGTCCCATATCGAGAGGTTGGCTACAAAGAGAAGTCAACCATTGAGGAGCTTGAAAAGAAAATCAAAGCCCTTGAGAAACGTATTGAAAAACTAGAGAAGGAAAAGAAATGAAAGACCTTATCGCATATCCAATCATGATTGCAGTTGTCTATGTACTGATTGGCTTTGTCAATTGGAACAAAGACCCAGAATTTTGGTCATACGCTGACCGTTGCTTTTGGATTATTTCTGGTCTTACTTGGGGATTTGCTTTGCAGATTCGCATAAAAACAACAAAATGAAAAAAAGATTTGAAACAAGCAAAATCTGATTTAAGATGCATCTCATGCCTTCAGCAGAAGGTCTTTTAAAGGAACCAAAATGAAACTCAATGACACAACCCGCCGTTTTCCAAACACAATGCGTGACGCATTTAGTGATAACTACTATGACTTAGAACGCCAGAGGCGTTGGGAATGGATGGAAGGCCACCGTTCTGACGCATCAGCACAAGCTGAATTCTGGGTTTATATCGCTTGCGCTTTTGCTGCTGGCTTTGTCACACACATCATTTGGGGTTAATCATGAAAAACATCGCATCAGCTTTGGTCAAGGCACAAAAAGCCTTTGGCCCTGCACTCAAGACTTCTACCAATCCACACTTTCGATCAAAGTATGCTGACCTTTCAGCTTGCGTTGAAGCTGTCATTGACGCGCTTAACAACAATGGCATTTTCTTGTTACAAAAGAATTACGACTGCGCCGATGGCATCATGTGCGAAACAGTCTTTGTTCACGAATCAGGCGAGATGCTTGAGTGTGGCATTGTTCACTTTCCTGCTGTCAAAAAAGACCCACAAGGCTACGCTTCTGCGCTGACATACGCTAGACGTTACAGCTTGATGGCGGCTTGCGGCATTGCTCCAGAAGATGATGATGGAAACTCAGCCGCACGACCAGCAAAGACCGTTGTGGATTCAAACTTGATGGCTGACCACATTACAGCAATTCAAGACGCAACTGACGAACCATCGCTCAAAGCTGCTTACCAAGCTGCTTACAAAGCCTGTGGTACAGACGCTAACTGGCAGAAAAAGATCATTGCTGTCAAAGATGAAAAGAAAGCGAGTTTGAAATGAGTGCAGCATTATTTTTTTATTTCGCTGAAGTTTTTAACAACATTGGTGGATTGGCAGGCGTTCTAGGAATAGTTGGTTTGCTTATTTTTGGAATAGCAACACTTGTTGTTGGAATTGATACAAATGAATATCATGGAAAGAATTGGGCATGGATTGTTCCATCTGTTCTATTGGTATTTGCTTGTTTTATTCCATCAAGCAAAACAATGTACATGATGGCTGGCGCTGTATTGACAGAAAAAGCCATTGAAACAAAAGTCGGCCAACAAATGATTGAACTTCTTGAGTTGAAACTTGAAAATGAATTAAAAAAAGCTAAAGAAGAAATAACAAAGGAAAAGAAATGATTGAACAAGGGCATCTTGTGTGATACGATGTGGGCATGATTACAAAACATGACCTTATCAACTTGTTTGATGTGTTTCCAGATGAAGGAAAGTTTGTTTGGAAAAACGTATCAAAACATCACAAACGTCTTAATGGACAAGAAGCAGGATGCCCATCAATGGCTAATTGCAAGGAATATTGGCACATAAAAATAAACGGCAAAAGATACAAACGTGGTCGTTTAATGTTTTTGTATGTTTATGGAAATTTTCCAAATCCTTGTGTTGACCATATAAATGGCAATTCACTTGATGACAAGATTCAAAACCTTAGAGAAGCAAGCGTTCTTGAAAACGCATGGAATCACAAAAAAAGAACAAGAAGAATTGATTTGCCAATGGGTGTAAGAAACATGGCAAACGGAAAATTCCAAGCAAGGATTAGTTACAAAGGCAAACAATTACATCTTGGGGTGTTTGAAACACCAAATGAAGCAAAAGCGATTTATGAAACAAAACGAAAGGAACTTTATGGAAAATTCGCTTGAAATTACGCAAGGCAGTGATGCTTGGTTTGCACAACGCTTGGGAAAAGTAACCGCCAGCCGTGTTGCTGACGTTATCGCCAAGACAAAGACGGGTTACAGCACCAGCCGCGACAACTACATGGCTCAGTTGGTTTGTGAGCGTATGACCAACACCGTAGCCGAATCCTATTCAAACTCAGCTATGCAATGGGGCACTGAAACCGAACCATTGGCTAGGGCAGCGTATGAGGCTTATGCTGATGTTTTAGTGGATGAAGTTGCCATGATTACCCACCCAACGATTGAAGCTGCTGGCGCTTCTCCTGACGGGCTTGTGGGCGATGTTGGACAGCTTGAGATTAAATGCCCGAACACGGCGACACACATTGACACATTATTGAGTCAGACAGTACCAGGCAAATACAATACTCAAATGCAATGGCAAATGGCTTGTACTGGTCGCAAATGGTGTGACTTTGTGAGTTTTGACCCACGACTTCCAACAGAATTGCAGTTGTTTGTTAAGCGCGTTGATCGTGATGATGCTTACATTGCAATGCTTGAAGAAGAAGTCAAAAAGTTCCTTACAGAGCTAGATGGCAAAATTATAAAACTCAACGAACTGAAAGAAAATCATGGAATTTCCTAAACATGAAGCTGGTTTGTCACTTGAACACAATGAGCATAAAAATTATTACATAAGCGTTGAACATCACATTCTTGATCTTGATTTGCAAGATGCGTTTTTGTCTAAAGATGAAATGCAAGAAGCAATTGATACAGATAGCTTATGGGTTTTGCATTGGTATCCTAATACACCAGTTGGGTTTTGCAGAGTTGCAGCGCCAACACTTGAAAAGATTTTTAACGCACTGAAAGTAAAAAATGGCTAAAACACAATACGAAATTTCTGTCATTACAGGAAAGTACACCAACAAAGATGGCCAAGAGAAGAACCGTTACCAGCGCATTGGTTCAGTCATTGAGACAAAGAACGGCCCAATGCTGAAGATTGATAGTATTCCAATGGTTGAAAATGGTTGGTCTGGCTGGGCATACATGAACGTACCTAAACCAAAAGATGATGTTGGATTGCCTAAAGGCCCAGACCTTGACTTTCCAACGGATGATGTAGATTTTTAAAGTTTTGGGGAAAGCGGATGCTAGTTGATAACGGCAAGCCAAGTGATTAAGTTCATGCGGTTAGTCCCAATTAGAAGTAGCGAGTACCCATCCAATTGACAAATTAAGACGAATCGAGAACACAATGAAATTTGGAACTATTCTTGCCAAGCTGTTTCGCAAAAACGACCCACAAACGTCATTTGAAGCGGCTGAAGGTGTTGACACAACAAAGATGGAAAAACTCGTTTATGAGGCGATTAAGTCGTTTCCTGACGGTTGCATTTCGGATAATGTTATTGATATGTTTCCGAAGTTGCCTTACTCAACAATCACGGCACGATACAAGTCTTTGCATGACAAGGGTTTCATTGAAATAACTGGAACTCGCAAAGGAAAGTCTGGTCGCCAACAGCGTGTAATGAAGGCCGTATGATTTGGCTAATGGTGGCTTATTTTGTTCTAGAAGGTGAACTGTATGACCAATATATTGACGATTGCGTTTCTGATTGGCTTGGGATGCCTTCTAGTTGGTGTAATCTTGCTATTTCTAGCAGCAGTTTGGAGTGCTAACGATGAGCGCAGGTGGTAAAGGGTCAACTCAAAGACCGACAGAAATCCCAGAAGAAGAAATGGAAAAGCGTTGGAATGAAATCTTTGGCAAGAAAAAAGATGAACGAAAAGAAGACGATCAAAGAAGCAAAGATAGCACTAGCTGAGATGATAGGAAACTCGCGCTGTACTCAGTTGGAGCGCGAGTTCTTCATCAAAGGCTACTTATTGGGAAAGAACAGCCAGGGCCTCGGTTGTGTGCTTGACCCTGTCTTCGAGGCCAATAGTACCGCCATTGATTTTTTTGGTCAGCCCTACCCAGTCGGCGTTAGCTGCCAGACGGTTACAGTCGTGCGTAGACCAAAACCAGCCAGCAGTTAAAGCTGCAAACTTTGGCGTAGCAACGAGATCAGGCTCCATCACGAAGTCAACGCCTAGCGCTTTTCCAGCGTGAAAATAATTTGAATGACCAGTAAGCTGAATACAGCCACGACCCCGAAAACGGTAGCCATCTCCAGACGCTTCGTCACGGTTTCCCATTCGATTTGAGTAAACCATGTTTGCAATTTTCTTAGGATTGCCGCCATACTGATTTGCCACTTCTAAAGTTGGGAATCGTTTAGGCCACAGCTTCATCAAGGTGGCAGCACGATAGTTAAGATTTTCTTCAAGGATGCGAAAGTTTGCACATTCATGACCACACTGCCCAATAAAGGCGGCTTGTTGGTTTGGCGTGTTGATACCAAAGCGATTGAAAGTCTCATTCAGAGCATCAACCCATTGTGGGCCTATATGAAGTTTCGCTAGTTGTTCAGCGTTGACCATTTATCGTGTCCCTCACTTGGTTGTAGGCTGTGATACAGGCGTTAAGCTCGTTGATTGCCCTGTCGCCTTCTGCTGCGAGTTGAGCAATAAGTCTGAGAGTCTCTCGCTCAGATTCGCTTGCTTCTTGGATATTTCCGCTGGAAGTGGTGGTACTTGAACCCCCTTGTACGCAACTTGAGTTGAGGCGCACCCTGCCAGCACGAATGGCAATGTCAAGATCAGTTTGTTTTTTAGTGACAACATCGTTAGCTTCTTTCAGTTGTGAAGATGTGCTGTTTAAATCTTGAGCAAGTTTTTGCTCTTTCTCTCGCGCTTCACCATTTAGACGGGCAATTTCCATCTGCATCTCTTGGTCTCTTTTCGCATAACCTACATGGTGGGCGTAAAAATACACAAGAGAAGCGGCAGTGATAGCACCAAGAATCATCCAAGGGTTTGGCAGGCGAATCATTGTTGTCCAGATCGTGCAATTGCGAGTTGTTCGCGTTCATGGTCAGATTCCAAATGCTCAGGTGGCGTTGTAGGCGGTGGCGGTGGAACCCACGATTCATCTAAATCAGGATTGACCCATACAGGCAAAGCACCTGATGGGTCATTAGGCTTTGGGGGCGTGTCTCCCTTTGGAGCAATTGCTTGTGAAGCAGCTTGAACACCCTTCTTGCTCATAACGCCACCAATGCCACCAACAACAAGAAGAACAATGTCATTCAACATCTTGGTGTAAGCAACGTCAATCGGAGCCATTGACTTGATTGGCTGGACTACGAAAGTCACAGAGTACAACAGAGCAAATACGATACCCGCAAGGATTAACGTGACCATCACGACCACGAAACCCCAGACGTAGGTTTCTAGTTCTTCAGCGGTCAGACGATGCGGCTGGTTGGCTTGGTTCAATTTTCTTCTCCAGTACAGGTGCAACAAGGTATTCTGGGCAAGTCTGAGTAAACAGACAACGTGGCTTTTGACATTCTGGCTTGCCAAAATTGTCAGGGTTTTGGCATGGATAGCGATATGTGTCCTGGCATCCAACCAAAGTAAAAAGAACAATTGTTAGTAGATATTTCACTTTGTTTTTTCCTTCAATTCCTCTTTCAGTTTTCTCAACTCACGCGCTTCTTTTTTAATCTCTGCCTTCATCCACAAGGTATCAACGTAGGCCATAAAAGAAAAAGTGAACACAAGTAAAAGCACAACAAGAACAATCAGGTGCGCCAGAAAGACGCTCGTTGAATCGCTTGATTTTTTACTAGCCACAGAATTAACCCCATAAAAATCAACATCACAACAGCAATTCCTGCATCCATTGATTTCACCCGCACTTCTTCCATCAATTCATCATGCTCACGTTGTGCAATAGCGTCTTCTCTTGCTTGCTTCTCTCTTGCTACTCTTTGTTCTTCCTCAATCTGTTCACGCATTTCCTCAAACTGTGACCATAGAGCGCCAAGTTCAGGTGGAGAGTGATAAACCATCTGTTCTCTCAACTCAACCTGCATAGCCAACAGCTTGTTCCGAATCATGATTCTTTGCAATGCCAGCCGTTTCAATGACGTTCCAGCCGCTTGAACCTTCTTCGCTTCTCGCTCTTGTTCCCAAAACAAAGCCTCAAGCCTGTCAAACGCATCAAACATATTTCCAAGCTCGTCACCAATCTTGAAAATAACTTGGTCAGGGTCAGACTTTGCTATCTCTTGAACACGCGCCTTCTCAGCTTCAACCTTTTTAGCTTGTTCCTTAGAAACCTTCTTGCCAGAAAATTGAGAGTTAATGTCATCAATAATCCCCTTTACGTTTCCAGCTACGCCCTTCACTTCCTTGTAAAGAGCGCAGCCTTCTTTGACTAGCTGAAAAGCCGTTGTCGCCGCGAATAACGCAGTTCCAATTGGCACATCACAAACCGATTAGTCGCTTGAAGAACTCTGCCGCAGCACCAGGGCCAAGCAAAACAGCAGCAAGAACCGCATAAATCAGATACTGCATTTTGTCCATGCGCTCCGCACCTTTATCAAGGCGGTCGCTGATGGTTTCATACCGTTGAGCGCAGACAGCTTCGTGAGTGTCCAAACGAGCGGCGGTTACTGAAATTGTGTCGCTCATTACTCACCCCAAGGCAAGCCAGAGGCTTTAGAAGGAGCAGCCAGTTCAGCCAGTTGAGCGTCAAAGCCTGTTTCCATAGCTTCAACGTCTAGCTTCTCTTTCACCCAATCAATGACAACTGCTTCAGTCAGGTCAGCAAAAGGAATAAGGTTTACACCGTCTTCTTTACTGAAACCAACTGTGCCGTAAGAGGCAACAGTGTGCTCACCTTCGGTCTTAGAAGCAGTCTAATGAACTATGGTCACAAAACCATCAGATGTTTGACGCTCAAGTTGAGCAATTTTAAATTCGATGGTCATTTGTTCTCCAATGCTTCAATACGGGCTGTCAATGTGGTGATGATGGCTTGTTGTTCTTGGAGGGCTTTGAGCAAATGCGGCGTAAGTCGCGAGTAATCCAATTGCCAAATATCTTCTTCTGTTTTGCCTTTTGTAACTACGCCAGCCAACAAAGGCTCAAGTTCTTGAGCTATAAAGCCATAATCTTGATGAAGATCACCTTCTGTCCAATCATATTGACGAACTTTTACTTCCATCAATTTATCAAGAACTGGCGCAGCATCTTCAATATTTGACTTTAGCCTTTCATCGGATGTAGTGTTGTAAACAACAGCGTTAGTTGTAGAAACTCTATTTACTCCGCCGATTACAGTTCCAGCCGAGTTTAAAAACCCAATAAATTGAGCGCTAGAACCATCATTAGTGGTCTTAAGAGACATTCCGTTTGCGTTATAGAAATCACCAACAAAAGAAAATTTAGCTACGTTTACTTGACTTGTAGTCCCCACCAGCAAGTTACCGCTGGAGTCGATACGCATCTTTGACGCCGCGCCAATACTCCAATCGTAATAACCAGCAGATACGTTCCACACAAACCCATCAGTGCCACCCGCAGTCGGGGTGCAATCCATCGTTACCGAACCAGTCTGCAATCGGAACGCGCCGAGAGCACCGACTTCTAATTTTTTCGATGGTGAACTCGTACCAATACCTACGTTGCCTGACGCATCTTTGACAAGACCGCCATTGCCAACGTTCAAAGTATCAGTAGAAGCATCGCCAAGCGTTACGTTGCCAGAGGCTGACAATGTAGTGAAAGCGCCAGCAGCAGCAGTTGTAGTGCCAACAGGGCCGTTAAACGAATCACCGTTAGTGCCAGCCTGAAAGTCTTTCAAATGACCCATAACAGCGCGAATAGCGTTGTTGATACCGCTAGGCGCGCAGCCTTCGTCAATGTTAATTGACGCTACGTCTGTGTTGGAGTTAGCGGTTGCGCTGTACTCACTGATTTTGGTTTTTGGCATGATTTTCCTTGTTTAAATGTTTAAGGCTGATACTTCAGCGATTCATCAACTAACTTTCTCATGGCTTTCTGTTGCAATGACTCCTCTGCGTATTTAGTAGCAGAGCCAACAACAGGAATTTTAGAAAGTGGTGAAGCATTGATTCGTTCTAAACCACGCAACAACGCGCTTGCAGTGTTTGATGTGTTTGTAGTTCCAGAAACAGGGCTGTAAACGTCAACCATAACGTCACGCAATTCACGGATTTCCTCTGCACCTTTTTTACCAAAGATGTAGTCTAACTTTCCGTCAGAATCCAAATCACGGATTGCCTTGTTCATTGCAGCAGCAGATGGAGCTGGATTGCCAGCAGCATCGCGCTGAATGTTTTTAGTGGCTTGGTCGCGGATGTATTGGATAGTTTGGCCTTGCAGCTCTTTCCATGCTTGCTGACCTTCTTCACCGCCTTTTTTCAACAAAACAGCAATGTTGCGTGTATCGTCAAAACTGCCTTTCAAAATTGCGTGTTCAAACACATCTTCAAATGCAACGGCGCGATCAGTAGTGCCAGGCTTATTGCGAAGCATCTTGTCAACAAACGCAGCATTTTCAAACTGCTTTGCGTATTGCACACGCTTTTGGCGAGCTTCTTTATAAAGATCACCACCAGCACCTTCAGTTGCTTGGTTAATCAGGTTCTTTAACTCACGAGCTTGCACAGCGTTTGGAGTGCCTTCTTGTGCGTTCTTGTTGATGAACTGATAAACATCTTCTAGCGCGTCAATTGTGACAGCGCCAGTTTTTGTTGGGTCATTCTTAAATAACTGATCTTCAACAGCGCCAAGAATAGGAGCCAACTTGTCTTTAACTGTTGGGCCTTGCTCGTTGATATATGTCAACAAACCTTCATAAGGGACAAGTTCTTTTGTCTCACCAGATGCGCGAGCCTTTTGGTAAGCAGAATTAACTTCGCCCATTGCGCTCTTGGCCTCTTTAACCAAAGCAGCGTCAACAATCTTGCCAACAGGTCGCAAATTACCTGACATTTCAGCACCAGTTGCGGTTGTGTACGCATCAAAGTTGCTGAGAATCTTTTGGTTTGTGTCAATCTGACGCTGAATAAGCGGCTTGCCAACAGACTCAGGATAAACCTTGCGGGTCTCAGATTCAAAACCTTGAACGCCTGGCAATCGTGTTGCTTCGCCCTTTGTAAGCTCCACAGGCACACGCAAACCTTGAGCGCGTGTTTGACGCTCTAAAGCCTTAGAAGTCTCAGCAGCGCCCATACCAATCATTTGAGGAGTTGGCGCTTCACCCTTAATTGAGCTAATAACATCAGCCAATGCCACAGGAGCTTTTGAGGATTGTGCAGTTACAGCTTCTTGAGCTTGTGTTGCAACACCACTTGGTCGAGCGCCAACAAACTGAGGCATGAAAGGTGGAATCTTTGCGGCTTCAAAACCTTGACCAATAGCGCCAAGCACATCCTGCGCCATTTGAGTGCGAGGCTGATACTGGATATTACGAGCAACAGCTTGTTGGAACTCAGGACCACCAGCACCAGAAAGATACGTCACAGGGCCAGAAACAAGGTTAGCCGCCACAGCAGCAGGCGTTTCTACAATGCCGCGAATAATGTCAGCCATTGACATTTCAGGTTCGGCTTGTGATGTTGATGCCTGATTAGGAATCTTGCTTGCCATATCAGCAGGCTTCACATCAGCAAAAAGCTCTTTAGCCTTTGCAATGATTGTTTCATCGTCTGCCCCAACAGGGCCGCGAATTTCTCGCAGCGCACCGCTTGGGTCACGAACTTTGTAGATTTGTGTTTCCATTAGCGCACCACTTCCCATTCATATTGGTTTTGACCAATGAATTTTGCACCTTTGCCAGCCTGAATCTTCATGCCTTTGATCGCCATATCTCTAGCATCCTGTTTTTGTTTAACGATCTTCTCAGAATCGCCAGGAGCAGGGAAATAGTTTTTCTCAGCAGTTGCAAATTCAGTTGGCGAGATAGAAGCGCCAGATTCCTTACGCAATACAGCAGTAATGAAGTTCACACGAGCTTGAGCAGTCTTTTGTTGATCTTCGTTAAGACCGCCAAGAACTGTTGGCAATGTGTTGAAAATGTTGTCAGTGCCACGAGATAACGCATCACCGATCAAAGGTGTAGCTCCAAGAGTTCCGCTAATGCCTGCGCGAATCTTGCCAGCGTCTTTCAAACCAGCATTTTCCAATGGCTTAAGAATTGAATCGGCTTGATTCATGCGCATGCCGTAAGTTACAGCAGCACCTTCAGACTCAGTCAGTTTGCCAGCACCCTTACCCATCAAAGGCTGACCGCCAGCAACAACAGGCGTATATGCACCAGTTTTAGGGTTGAATGTCATCACGCCATTTTCTGTTTCGACAGATTGTAGAGAAACAGGGCCAGATGGCGCAGCGCCTTTAGCAAAACGACCGACTTCTTTGCCACTTGAATCAAGTGCAACAACAACATTACCAAGATCTTGATATGACAGCTTGCCAGTACCTGCGACAGTGCTAATGCCTGTCAATGGAGAAATCTCAACCAACTTACCATCAACTTCTTTGTATTCTGGCTTGTACTTGGCATAAGTCTCAGGAGAAACCAAAGCCAAACGTTGCAGAGCATCACGGTTAATAGTCGATGGGCCTTGCTGTGTAGGAATTGCACCAGTTTGAAAGTACTGACCAATTTGCTCAGGAGCGCCAGACCAATTTTGCTCGACTGCACCAGGCTGAATCAAGCTAGGCAAGAACTTACGCACTGCTTCTGCTTCTTGTTGCTTACGCATCAATTCGCCAACTTGCATTGCAGCCATCTTCTCTTGCAAACCTTGGTTCAAGGTCTTTTTATACAAGTCTTGACCAGCCTGCAAGCCTTGAGCAATAGCCAAAGCGCCACCGCCAGGTGTACGACTTGGAGCGCCAGCCTGAAGCAAAGCAGTCGCCATGCCAAGGTTTGACTGACTAGCGGCTTGGTCTTGCAAGCGCTTCAGTTCATCAGCGCCAAGCAAGCCACCAAGGTAAGCAGGCGTTTCGCCATAGAGAGAGTCTAAAAGTGCCATATTACGCACCACCTGTCAAAAATTTGTTTTTCAACCAGTCGTAGCCTTGACTCAATCCACCAGTGCCATCAGTTCCTAATCTATCAAGACCGCCCAACAATTGAACGCCAAGTAGGCTAGTACCCAAGGCCGTAGCTGTTGGGTTGGTGAAGTAAGGAGTTTGAGCAGTAGTTGTCTTGCCAGCAGGGAAACCGTAGGCTTGATTCAGGTAGTTTGTCAACTGAGACTGTGGCAAGTCTTGTTCATAAGCCCATCGAGCCATGTCAGCTTGCAAGGCTTGGTTTTGATAGCCTTCACCCAACTGACCTGCGGCAAGTTGTTTGTTAATGTCAGCATAATCAGCTTCAGCCATTGCAGGCGCGCCAAATGTTGCGGCTTGTTGGCGAGCGCGTTCGTCTGCATAGTTTTGGTATGCCAGTTGTCCAGCAGTACCAGTCAACGACTTTGCCAATTGACCAGCAGCAGCGCCTTGCAGGTTAGTCATAGCACCAGAGCCATAACGACCAGCCTTAGAAGCCTGAGAAGTTATGTCGCTGATTGCTTTGTTGAACTCTGTTGTCGCAGCTTGTGCGGCAGGTTGGAAAGCACCTGAAAAGAATGGATTTCCACCGAGGTAATCGCCTTGAACAGTACCCATCAACTGATTCTGAGCAGCACCAAGCAAAGGATTGCCAGCTTGAGCGCGAGCTTGAAGGGCTTGAATACCTGTTTGAGTAGCTGCCGATGGGCTAACGTAGCCTTGGCCTTGGTAATACTGAGGACCACCAGCTTGATACAAGCGTTGAGCTTCTTCCAGACCATACTTCAAATATGGCTGAATTGTTGGGTCAATCTGTGTGGTCTGTGTGGATGTGGTTGTTTCGACTGCCATAAAAGCACCTTTCTTTTCAAGGGACTCCGAGGCGGGTCATCCACGGAGAGAATTATACATTTATCCCACAATTATGTAGGCGTATGTTTTGTTTGATGTTGCATTTGCGTAATGGCTCAAAACGGCAGAACCCTTCGACTGGGAACTTACGTAAATGTTTGAGTAAGCAAGTGGAGAAATTAGCTTCATTGTTACAACAACAGCGGGAGTTGCTGGCTTTGGAACACCAGCATCTGCTGCCAAATAATTAAGCGTCACCAGCGTACTTGTAACCGCGCCAGCAATTTCAACGTAATCATCAGCTTGCAACTCAACAAACCTGTTACCAAATCCAATAAGGTGTGATGGCTCAGTTGCACTTTTTCTTTGCCTTGGGCAATATCGCCTTGTTGAATTAGGTATATCAACGCCATTCACACGAATCCAAACATCAGCATGTTCTTCGGTTATATCGGAATTTGCTAACTGCAAAGACCAAGTAATTTCATACACGCCAGCATCACGGGCATATAACTTTGTGTCATCTTCTAAATGAACACCGTTTTCCATCAAAGCAGTATCAAATTCAATAACAGCACTTGTGCCAATGCTAGGAGCAGATTGACCAGTTGTGTTAATCCAAGAACCTTGTGGGCAATCATCCGCAAAAGCTGCCGCAGAGAATGGGATTACAACAATCTTGCTGTCAGAGCTGATTCGCTCATCGGTGATTGTTGTTGTCGTAGCGTTGCCAGTAGCCAGTGTCACTAGGCCAGTGTTATTGGTCTTCCCGTTCATTATTCCGTTGACGACTTCAGCAACAGCGCGTTGATCGCCACCAAAAGGTGGTAGAACTCGAAACATTAGCGAACCCCTTGAGCAACTAGGTCAATGTCAACTGCAACGGCTGACTTCCATCGTGCGCCAGTTGGATTAACCTCAATTCGGTGGTACTTACCAGAGCCACGCAAAGACACACGGTTGTCGTCACTTGCCGCAACAGGTGTGCTGTAAGTAATGTCTTGACTCAAAAGTCGGCGAGAAGCCACAGAAACAGTTGCAGAGCCTTGGTCTACTTGAGGGCGAGCCAAAGTAAGCAGCGACTGCCCACCAGCTTCAATATCGCCTGTTTGGATTCGCGCTGTCATTGGTGTACCTGTATAGGTAATAACCTTACTTGCAAGCGTTCCACCCAAGAAGTATTTACCCCCAGTGAACAAGATTGAGTCCAATGGAGTAGCCAAAGCGTCAATAGATGAACTGATGCTGTCCAATTCTTCAAGCGTAGACGATGCGCTAGATGCGTCAGAAATGAAATCTGTGCCAGCGTCTGTGTAAGTCCACTTCTTTGTCGTGAAGTTGTAAGCCATCAATTTACGGCTTCCGTCTTTACTCTTGTAGTTCCACAGAATCAACTTGCGAACAGGGTCAACAGCCGCTGACATTGTTGGATAGTCGTTTTCGCTCACATCATCCAAGAACCAACGGTCGACCTTTTCAGAGCCAATTGGAATTACTTGTTGACCATCGCACATATAGAAGCCATCGTCAGACAAGAAGAACGTGATGCCTTGGTATTGAGCAATAGAGCCAGAAACCATGCAGCCCTTGTTGCGGCTGATGTTATCAAATTGGAAAATAAGAGGCGAGCCAATGTAGCTCATTCGGTGAATACTGCGCTCCAAAAGCACAAGCCCAAACTCACCACCACGGATGCCCATGATTTGACCGCCATCAGCAATGTCTTGATAGTCAGCTTGGTTAGTTGCAGAAGGAGTCCAAACAGTCTCATCATTTAGACCAGACCAACGAACTCTGTACTGTTCTTGTTTCGAGCTTTCAAAGGTGTTTGCCACAACGACAAAGTCACGAACAACAGTAACGTATTTTGCGACAGGAGCAGAAGCAGACAAGTCAGCAAACGCTGTTGAAGTGCCTAATGTCCAAGCCTGCAACTTTGATGAGTTGTCAGTTCCGATAACAACATCACCAAACTGCGTGAAGCGGAATCGCTCATTTGCAGAAGTCGTATAACCTGAGTTCACCTCAGTTACGGCGCCAACGCCTGAAACTGTGAAAATCTTACTGCGACCAGCCGCAAACAGCTTAGTAACTCCGTCTGGTTGCTTACTAGCGAACAAACTTGTTAGATTCTCACTTGCCGCAGCAGAGAACTCAACAGCTTGAGGAAAAGGGCCATAGCCAGCAGCTTGAGAAACGCAGTTCTTAGCATCGCTCAAAGCGCCTGTGATACCTGACTGATCTGGCATCCATTCGCCAAAAACAATTCGTTGTGTAGCCATTTTTAACCCTGTCTCAGCCAAGTGTTTGTAGAGGTTGATGAATCAGCCCAAGAATTTGAGCCAACCGATACATCTTCCCAAGTGTTTGAATTTGCGCTTGCATCAGTCCATGTATTACCGTTTGTCGATACATCAGACCAAGTGTTATCAGAGCCTGCAACATCACCCCAATTGTCGCCCATCCTTATGCCATTGCAGACAATGATTGCCTCGCAATTGATAGAGCCAGCAAAGTCAAATACTGCATAAGCGTCAGCAGTAAGACTTGCTTCACAGACAACAGAAGCATCTGCGTTTGCAGTGATACCACCCAAAGCAGTAAATGTTGCATCAGCAGAAATAGCCGCATCCGCTTGACGGACACGAACAGAATCAGCGCTTACCGTAGCGGCACACGCTACATCAGCAACGCCATTTAAGAGCAGTCCACCAACGGCTTCAACAGTTGCATTGCAGGCAACATCAGCAGAAGCAATAGCAATACGCTGTGCATCAGCGGAAACAGTGGCAGAAGCCGTAATTGTGGCGTTGCCAATGCAAACCCTAGTCGCATCGCATGAGGCTGTTGCAGAGGCATCTATTGAGCCTGTGCCAATTACGACTCTGATTGCTTCACACGATACTGTCGCCGAAGTGGAAACAGAAGCCGAAGCTCCAAACGTAACGGTTGACCCAGAACTTACAGTTGCAGCCGCATTGACTGAACCGTAAGCATCCCAAAGTGTGACTGACGTTGTATATAACTCACTGTCAAGAGACAGAGTTAAATTGTCTAGACTTCCTTTTAGGTTATCTAGACTGTCTATTGTCCACGGTGGGAGCAGGTCAGCCATATCACGCCAAGGTTACGCTCAAAGAGCCAGAAGCAACACGGAAAACGTCACCAGTTGCAATGGCCTTAGAAGCATCCAAAGCGGTGTGATACAACAAGTTTCCGTTTGTCAGTGCGTCACGGATGCCAACGTGCGTAACAGTACCCCATGAGCCACCAGCTTGAGGGAACTCAATTGCGGCAGAGTTGGTTGTCACGCCGTTAGAAGGCGAGCCAAAAGTGATTGCTTGACGAGCGTAAGAAGTGCCAGAGACTTCAGTGCCTGAATCTGCATCAGTTGGGTCTGCGGTGTAGAGCGCCAAGTACACAGCCGATGGGCTTGTGTAAGCGGTATTACGCAAGGTTGCATTAACCAGTGCGTTCTCTAAGTAGTTACTCATTTCAGCCATAAATTACCTCAGTGTGGTTGTCATTGACAGTGGAACACCAGAATACTGAGAAGATTCATCAGACTTGGTGATTGTGGAGATTGCTCGGTCATACATAGTTCCCCATGTATTGATTCGAGCATCGTTCATGATGTAAGGCTCTGCTTCAAGCAATGAAGCATACAAAAGCGCATCAGGTGCATTAGCAATGAAAACGTTGCTTGAGTTTGTATCGCCTAAGAATGTAGGAGCTGCAAAGTACAACAGTTTCAGCGTGTAATCACCATCAGGGATTGGGGCCAACTGAAACTCAGAAGCCAAGATTGTGTAATCAAGAGGCTTTCCGCTTTGAGTTGAACGGGTGTTGCGACTAAAAACAGCAGGGCTTGAGTAAGTCAAAGGCTGAACTGGGTTTGTAGAAACCGAAAAGTCGCGAATCTCAATGAAATCCGATGGCAGCTCAACAGTTGAATCGCCACCTGTTGTTGAAGTGGTCACGGACTTGAGCATTTGACGAATACGCAGTTCACGGCGCAAACGCAACTCAGCGAAACGAATGAAGTCTGGAATTTGATCTGTCAGGTCGGTACGAGCCAAATAATTGGCAACCGCTGTCTTCAATTCTGAATATGTTGCAATGCTCATACTTGTCCTGGTCGTGTGCGCCAAGCGCGGTTCATCGGGTCGTTCAGATACATGGCAAAACGCTTCTCATCCAAAACAGCAAACCCACGCATAACACCTTGCTTATTCAGTTCATCAATTGCAGTAAATGGAATTGAAGCTACTTTGTTGCCAAACGGGTCATCTGACCATTTAGCACGCTCATCGTAAGAATTAAATTCCTTACGGTTTGCTTCAATAATGCCAGAAACATCTTGCTTTGTTGCAATGATGAGACCACCATCACCATCTTGATGAGCCGTAGATTGACGAAATTGAACAGGTGTATTCATGCAGTTATTCTAACAAAAACGCCCCAAAGCGTGAACCTTGGGGCGGTTAATCTAATCTAGGAGAATCAGATTAGGTCAAGTCAGCGATGATGCCATGAGCAGCTTCGTTGTTCACTTGCAAGGTGTATTCGACCAGCAATTGAGTAACTTCAGCGTCACCAGTCTTAGCCAATTCATTGGTTTGGAATGGGCGCAGATAGTTAACAGAAGCCATATCTGGGTCGATCACGAAAGCCACGTCAGTGTCAGTGATGAAGCGGTTAGGCACAACAGAGATCGTACCGAAATCGCTCATATACACGTCAGCAGCACCGATGATGGTGGTAGGTTGGTCGCTTGGAGCCATGTAACGCTGTGCAGCGATACCAGCAAAAGTTGACACAACTTGCTTGTGGTTAGGGCGAACCATCAATACTTTGGGATTGCCACCAGCCGAGTAGACTTCAGCAACCACAGTCTTCAAGATGGTTTCAGTGAAAGTGCGGTCAGTGCCGTTTGTACGGGCAGTTGTACCGTTTGCACCAGCAACGCCATCAGTACCGAAATCACCAGCAGTAGCCAACCAAGCCTGTAAACCACCCAAAGTGCGAGCAGTAGAAGCATTACCAGCAGAAGCAACTTGGTTGCTCAACAAGATGGCTTCCATGTCGCGTTTCACTTCAGCAGAGGCTTTAGCCAAGCTGTAAGCCTTTTCAGACTTACGACCAGCTTTGTCAACAGCTTCCAAAGTGCCAGAGACTTTAACGGTCTTTTGGCTGATCTGGGTACGGTTGCCAGCGCGAACGGTGGGGGTCATTGTTGCGTCAGAAGCGGTAGCGCCTTCAACAGCAGCGTTAGAAGTGTTCACAGCAGCGAGGCTGTCTTTTTGCCATTCGTGGTAAGTAGCAGTAGCTTTACCTTTGCCGATAGACGACATGAATGGTGTATCTGTTGGGCTGATGTTATAGATAACGTCAGACAGGTCTTCGCGCTGACCAATAGCGGTGTAGGTTTGGTAAGTTGCCATGATTCAAGTTTCCTTATAAGAATCGTTCAAATGCGTTTGCAGCGTCACGAACTTTACCAGTCCGCTTCAACTGCGCCATTGTGTTTTTCTGCTGTTCTGAGTCTGAATTTCGTGGTGTTGAAGTACCCGCTTTCATCATCTTCGGAGCAGCTTCCACCTTTTTGGTGATTGAAGGCTTATTGCTCTGAAGTTTCGAATACTTCATGCCATGATACAAACTCAAAACAGCCCGAGAGTCGTACAACCCTGCAAGCTCTTGGTCACTCCATCCAATCGACTTGGCGTATTCACGAATATCCTTGCGGATGGAATCGCCTTCTTTTGAACCGTAACCAGGAATAGCTGCTGTCAGCTTCTGACTTTCTTCAGCGAGATGGCTTTGCAGACGCTCAGATTGCTCGGCTTGTTGCTGTTGTGCAATGCGTTGCTGTTCTTGTTGCAGGACTGCTAACTGCTTCTCTCGTTGTGCCTGTTCAGCGACTTTCACGGCATAGCCGATCGGGTCAACTTCCTTTAAAGCCTCAAGATTTTCACCTTTGTTTTGCTGATTCAGGAATTGTTCCATCATCTGCAAACGTTGGGCGTACTGGTCTCTTAATTTGCTTGCTTCTGCGATCTTTGTGCGTTCAGCTTCAACGACACGCTTATCTTCAGAGAGCTTTTGGGTCTTCTTTGTGTAGTCTTGACCTAGTTGGTAGCCCTCAATAAGCTGTTCAAGAGTTACTTCACGTTCTTCGCCAGCCGCTTTGACCTTAAAAGTGCTAGTTTGCTCTTGCTCTGCTTCTTCAGAATCCACCAACTCAGCTTCAGACTCGCCTTCAATGATTTCTTCGTCTTCGGTTACTTCTTCTGGTTGGCTGTTTTCAGCGCCTTCGTCAGTACCCATCATGCCGAAAAAAGCATTTGCAGCTTGATTCACATTTAACGATTCACTACCCGCAGGTGTCGTGGCTTCGCTCATTTCATACCCAAGTTGTCAGTCAATCCGTGACCACGGTGTAAGTTTCCTTACAAAATCTTCCAGCGCTTTTTGACAATCTCGCTTGTTGCGGCAATTGATTCAAAGTGCGCGATAACTGATTGTAATGCGTTAATCCTCATGTACGCAAGTTCGCGTTCTTCCGTTTGATTCGGTTGGGAATAAACGATTGTCTGCAACTCTGAATTCTTTAAGGCTTCAATCTCGCCAATAAAGAAATCATCGTTAAGCAGGTTTTTGGCTAGTTGCGGCTTGTCCAAGGATGGAACTCACGATCTGGTTAATGTCAACGGGCGTACCCATTGGCGTTTGTTGCTGTCCTGAAGCAAATATATCATTGAACGACATATTTCTTTGAGATGGCAGGTCTTTCCATTGCGTGTTCATCAGCATATTCTGATTGCTGAAAATCGAGTTCAGATCAATCGGAGCAGCAGATGCAGCGTAAGTTGGCGATTCCCATTCTTCAGGGATTGGAACCATTGCAAAGCCTGTTGGCGCAGTAGAGCCTTGACCACCACCTGACAAGCCCAATGGGTCTCCAGTAATAGCGTTTACCAACAATCCAGCCCTTGCCAAATCAGCGGCTTGTGCAAATGTCAAGCCTTTGCTTACGCCAGCAGCCACGGCTGGAGTCATTCCTTCAGTCACGCCAATTGCAGCCAAATAAGCAGGGTCAACAACAGACCAACCTTGTTCAGCAATCAAAGCGCCCAATGGGTCAGAAGTTGCATTTGCAGCAGCCAATGCCTCTGCGCTAACAGAAGAAGTAACGTGAGCAGCGGCTTGTTCAGCGGCCAATTGCTCTGCGGCGGCTTGTGCAGCGGCTTGTTCAGCGGCTGCGGCAGAAGCTGCGGCAGCGGCTTGTTCAGTCTCAACAGCGGCTGCGGCTTGTTCGGCAGTCACATATTCACCAGAAGCATTGAAATACGCACCTATTTCTGGTGCGTAATAAATGCCAGCAGCAATCAGAATAGCGCCAGCCCAACCGCCTGGTACTTCTTCGCGAACGAACTGGTCTAAAGACCTTCCAGCTTTAGTTGCAGTTGTTGCCACATCATTGACAGATAGAGATGTGTTTGGCGTTGTAATTGAACCACCACCATCAGTAGAAACGCCATATCCACCGATACTGATTCCAAAAAACTCAGGCAATCCTGTTTTTGGGTTTATTGTTCCAGCCCCGCCTAAAGCCTTCAATAATTCAGCTTCTTGCGGGTTGATATGAGCAAGCATTGTGTCGCCATTACGACCTTGAGATGCTAGTTCATCAAAGAAGGCTTGCAGTTCTTTCATGCTATTACCCTGGTATTTCAACGTTAGAAGTGATGCCAGCGCCGACTTTCATAGCCTTCAATCGAGCTTCAGCCATAAATTCTTCTTCTTTTAGTTGAAGATTCGCAGCGGCTTTCTCGCGCTCAAGTTGAATCTGAGCAGCATTCTTTTCACGCATCAACTGCAATTCAGCAATGGCTTTTTGTTGCGCCAATTGAATGTCAGCTTTAGCCTTCATCTGTTGGGCTTGAATGTCTGCCTGCGTCTTGGCCATGTAAGCCTGAACTTCAGGTGGCACTGGCGCTTGTTGTGGTTGTTGAGGCTGGCTCATTGCCTGATCTTGTTCAGGTGTAATTGCCTTGTAGAACTCAGCAGAGTCTTTGAAACCAGCGGCTTCAACCATACGACCCAAGGTGTTACGGTACTGACCCATTGTCACCAAAGGATTAGCTGGACCCATTTGCTGAAGGACTTGCTCTTGTTT